TCTCATCTTTCATAGGACCTTTGACTCCTCCCATTCTAGCGCAGAAAGATCTCTTCCTAGCGCCCCCTTCAGGTTGAGGTGCTTTAAGATCACTGCCAGGATTTTCTGCTTCATAAGACTTACGCCCTTTTTCATTCAAACCACCTTCTTTATTCTTACCTTCCTTGCGTTGCCAAGCGCCTGCTTCAGTAATAAACTCGGAATAGTTTTTCATTCTTCTTTATTCTTAGGATTGTTTGGACAATTCTTTTCATGCTTCTCCATCCAGGTAATTGGACGGCGATGCCCTTTCGGGCATGTGATACCACAATACTTACATGCTGCCATCATTGATCCCCAAACTGTTTGAATGATACCACATCAACGTCTTCCTTCTTGATACCAGCAACACGATCAAGTGCATTACCAATTGCCTTGCCGATCTTGTCGCGCTTGCGCTCTTTGGGTTTGATGTTAGCACCCATCTTATTCAATCTGCTAGTAGCAGTGCCAGACTTTGCAGCCTTCTGACGCTTGGAATAGTCCATGTAGGACTCACCTGCTTTCAGTTTCTTATCATTGCTGGAAGAAGATGAGGAGGACGATGAGGAAGCACCATCTTCACGGGCACGTTGATTAGCACCAGGACCACCCAGTTTCTTATCCTTCTCAGGATCTGGATGCCAGAAGTCACCACGCTCAGAGAGCACGGCCTCACTCTTCATACGCTCACTACGCTTGGCCTTTGCCTTGGCAAGGATCCTTGCACGGGCGTCATTCTGATCCTTCTTAGGGATAGGAGTTACAGCACCAACTTTCTGATCAACATCACCAGGAGCATAACCCTCAACTTCTAGAGTCTTAGGATAATCTTTATCACCTTTCTTAGCAGGCTTCTCACCACGCTTACGCTTAGCGTGCATGTTTGCCCACAGACCTGCCTTCTCTAGGAAAACATCCTCTTCCTTCATTGTGTGAAATCCTGTGTCTCCACAGTGGGAACAACCTTTTCCACTACATTTGGGACATGCTTTCTTTGTTTCAGCAACAACCTCTTCAGTCTTAGTTGCTCCCTTTCTGCGATTCATCTCCTTAGAAACTCTCTTCAACATGAATTGATTAGAGGGGAGACTCTGGTCTGCACCACTTACCTGCTTGTGCAATGCTGCCAGTTTCTCATCTGACTGCTTACCCATCTTGGCATCTTCTTTGATTGCCTTATCACCATACTTTGAGCGAATCTGTGCTTTCACCTTTTCCATGGCAGAAGGACCACCCTCTTGGGGTTTCTTCTTACCAAATGTATTAGGTTTGCCTAGGGGTTTGTTATAACGGTTGTTGCCGTCAACACCGCCCCTTTCCATACGGCGATCTTTCAGACCGTCAGATGCTTCTTCGTTGAAGAAATCAGTAAAACTTTTCATTTCTTTTCTCGGTAATAGTGGATCAACCGCCAACTACTTGGACTTGCTCGACTACAACGTCGGCTCCTCCAGCAGTGAGTTTAACTGCACGCTTAAGTGCAGGGACAGTGCCTGATGCAACCTTTGCACCAGCCAGAGCATAATCAGCACTTGCTGCACTACTGTCATAGTCAGTAGTAATTGTGGTATTTGTAACTGCAGTTACTTTCTTACCGCCAGATCCAGCAGCTACAAAATCACTTGTAAACGCTGCATCACTATTTGCTTCAGTTGCGATATAATCTCCAACAGCAAACTTATGTGCGGGGGTGCCACCACCAAGGACTGTGATAACAGCAGCTGCTGCATCAGTCATCGCGTTGATTTGTGCATTCTTTGCCTTACCGCAAGACAGGAGCAGTGCTTCACCTGCTGCAAGTGTTACGGCAGGACCAGCATCAATCATGATAGTGGACGCTGATGCTGCATAGCAGCGGAGGACACCTGACTTCACCACAACGTAGCCACTGCCACTTGCAGAAATGGTTTGGGTGTCAATGACATTTAATACTGACATTGTTAATACTTACTCCTACGATTACTATTTATCTTGTTGTTGTTTTAAAAATTTAGCAAGGTCTGCTGTGCTACCAACAAACATTGTGTTATTAGTTGTGTTGACTTCCTTAGTAGATCCTTTTGGATTCTCGATGTCAGCAACCTTCTTTTGGAGATCGACCAGTTTGTCAGCAACGTCACCGACGTGCTTGATTAATTGACCAGCAACTTCAAATGCTCTTGGTTGATCAGATTCTTGTGCTAATTCAAGGATACCATCAACTGCCTCCTGACCTTTCTCAATCAGAGAGTAAAGATTACCACGAGTATACTCATAGTCTTTCTTTAATTGATCTCTGGTTGAGGTTGCAACCTCCTCAACTTTAACTTCAATATCAGGTTTTACTTCAGGAACAATATCAGTATCAACGTCAAGGGCATCTTCGATACCATCAAAGTTTTTACTCGTCTTGTCCTGTGACTGGGTTGTAATCTTTTGCATCGACATAATGAGATGAGAACTCGGAGAATCCAAAATCGTCTGTAGGATCTGCATTTAGCGGATCTGGTTCGACGGTATAACGTAATTCGCGTGGTGCCTGACGGTCCACACTGGTAGCATAATCAACTTGCACCTTCTTAATAACTTCGCCAGTGGCGTCGTTAAGAGGACCATATAGGTATGTCTTAGCAACAAACTGAAGAGTATAGACGAGGGTGCGACGTGTATCGTAATCCCCCTCATACTCATCACTATAATCTACTGATGTGAGGGTCACAGGATAGTCTCTTTTCTCACCTAGGTCTGGGACCAGATTCATGGTGAGACTAAAACTTGGTTGGAAGTATGGGAGAATCTGCTCCAAGATTTGCAGGGAGTCGTCCTGATTCTTTGCAAGAATTGACAATTCAAAATTTACATTATATGGGACAGGCATGTAGGATTTTGCTTCCTTACCATCACTCTTAGTATTTCGTATTGCAGAAATAGGTGAGAGTTTTCTAGTCGAATCATACTGAATTCCCTGAATCTCAAAAGAAATTCTAGGAAGAGTGATCTGTGCTTGGTCCTGTGTCGATAAATCACCCACTGCCTGTAGGCGAGCAAGGAATTTATTCTTAGGACCATACGCTAGAGGCACTTTCATCACCTCAGTCTTTGATCCTTTAGTTCTACGAAGCTCAATATTATTAAACAGTGTGCCGAATCCAACTACTGTCTTCTTAATGATTTCGTGATATGTATAAGTGCCTAACATTAAAGTGTGCCGCCTGAATTACCAAAATCACCAAAGGGATTAACTTCAGTGAAGTCTAAAATGCCGTCTGCTTTTGTTTCAATAGTGTAGTTATTATCCACTATGTCAGAGGTATTGACATTATTTAGGGTGTTATAGTTAGCAGTTGTCCAGGATGCAGATGATACATCTCCAGTAATGGTTTCGGGGATAGTAAACCTACCATCACGATTAATAATAATCAACTTACCCGTAGCAGAGTCCCACGATTTAACATCGGCGGTCGTGTTTGAAGTCCCGCCCGTAATAGTCTCACCGACTGTGAAGTCGCCAGTTCCTCCCGCGAGGAGAGTAAGGGTAATAGCGTTTGCAAAGTTGAGCTCAATGGCATCAACTGCTTCGACCCCAGTATCGAAGTCTTCGTCAGAGTATTCAAAGAGCTCACAACGTAAACCCCAGACATGAATTTTTCCAAGTTGGTAGAATGGAATTTCGTGCTCCACAAATTGGATCTCGAAAGTTTTATTAGCAAGGGGGAAATATATGAGGTCACCTTCATTTGGTCTTCCTTCTACTATAAGTGTTGCGTTGTCGTCTACTGCTTCAGTAAACCTAGTGCGAGAAATGATAAAGGTAACTTGGTCAGAAATTCTCACACCAAACTTACTGAAGAGATCTCCATCACCACGAAATCCATTCGCATCTTCAACGTATGCTTCAATTAAATATGCACCAGTAAACTTGGATAAGTTATCTTCTCCAAATATGGTATCCTGATTGACCAGAGTTCTTGGGACGTAATATACATCCTTACCGTACATCTTGATCTGCTCTACGACCAGAGATCCTACAAGATCCTGCTCTCCTGTGGTGCCTTGTGTGAAGAAACTGTTAGTTGCCATCTTACCCGATCATGTCTAGTGGTGGTAATTCCCATTCGCTACGAAGTTGCTCATCTAAATTCTTGAGCTCATCAACAGCATCATTGTAAATCATCTCACCATTTAGAGTGACTCCACCAGGCATCTGGACACCACTAAATTTAGTAAGATTACTACCCCACTGCTTTTTAATTTTGGCAGTAGCATAGTCTTTGACCCACATCTGATTATAAATCTCTGACCAAGTATCTGGATTCAGAGCACGATATGCGTGGATAACAATATACTGACCAACCAAAGCATCTGCTTTCCAATCAAAGTCAATATACAATCTGTCTTGCACAGCACTATATCTGACTGGTTTCATGCCTTCCAACAGGAAGTCAATAGTTTCTAGATGTTGCTGGACCATATAATAATTATAAAATTGAGTAGACGTAAAGTCATACAAATCATTCAGTCTCATCTGATAACGAATATCAAACATATTCCTGGTGCCCTTATCGGTAAAACCGAAGAGACCTTCTACCGAAAGAATATGCTCAGGCATTTCGATATACCCATTTGCCTCTGACCAGATATCAAGACCACCATCAGACGTTGAGTTTGTGTTGGTCTTTGCTCGGTCAACAACATCCTGTGTCAACAGATGTTTCAGATAAACCTTCTCACATCCATCATAATGAAATTGTTGAAATTTCTGGATCGTGTAATCGAGAGCATCATCAATTTGATCATCAGATACATTCACCTCTAAGACTGGTTTACCCAGTCTACGGAGAGCATATTCTTTTAATTCTGCTTTAGTGGTAGGTTTTGCCATTTGTTATCAAAGAGCGGCGATACGGGACTGGAAGTCAGCAAAGTCAGTTGCTGCTGCAACTTCTGTTTTGAGAGTTGCTAATGTAATTGTCTCTGCTTGAAGTGCAGATGCTGCTAGGGTGCCCTGTGCAGCAGTAGCATAATCAGTTGCCGCAGTAGTAGCAGCAGTGCCTAGATCTCCTGGTTGTGTTGCAGAAGCGGCAAGTGTACCTTGGGCAGCAGTTGCATAATCAGTAGAAGCAGTTGCAGCGGCAGTGCCAAGGGTAGGAGCACCAGTTAGGTCTCCATAGGCACCCGAGAAGAGTGTGGGCAGATTAGTAAGATCATCGTAATCATTGCTGGTAGCAACAGCACCCAGATCTCCTGGTTGTGTAGCAGAAGCAGCAAGTGTGCCTTGTGCAGCAGTAGCATATGCAGTTGCAGCAGTGGTAGCAGCAGTGCCAAGACCCAAAGCGGTGATGGCTGCTGAGGCACGAG